ATATAATTCTTACATTCACTCTCAGACCATTCAACAAGATGTTTCACTACCTTGTTAGCTCTTAGTTGATTGATTATCTTTTCAGCATCTTCATGAGCCTTTATTGAATGATTCCTTGAGTATCTTAAGTTCATTTTCTAATTCCTCTATCTTGTTCATTCTCATGATAGCTTGAGAACGAAACTTATTACGCTCCTTAGCAATTTGATCTACCTTATTACCAAGGAACTCTATTTCTTTTAACTTGTTCATGTATTCCTCTATAGCTACACCAGTCATTAGTCTAACACCTCAAAGTCTAAACCATCTGTCCACGAAAGACGAGATGTATTATGATGATACTTAGCAGCACCTGCTGGACCAGTCTTACCTGTAAACCTAGACTTAAGAACAGTGAAGTTAATTGTATTACGTACATCATCGTTCTCATCAGTCATATTACGGCTAAATCCTATAATATCAAATGATATCTGCTTAATAGAGCCTGAACCCTTGATATCATCTAAGCTAGGTAACTTACCTTCTTCAAAGTTCTTACTCCCTACTAATCCTTTCCTCAGGTGACTAATAATACCTAGCCATACATTATGCTTCTTAGTTATCTTTAGTAAGTCTGACATCACCTTATCAATAGCTTCATTACCGCTATAGCCTTCAGCACCTTCTGATACTGCTATAGTGATATGGTCTAGTATAAGGTATTTACAACCCATTAACGCCATGTACTCTATCTTATCTATCAGTGATTCATCACCTACAGAACCTTGATGATCAAGTAATACAAGCCTATCAGTACCAAAGACTTCTTTAGATGCTTGCTCTTGTTCTTCAAGTGGTACATCATACTCTTGTAGGTTCTGCCTTAATTGCATCTGAATAAACTTCTCAGCAGTATCACCAACAGACTCTTCGAGTGATATCATACCTATTTTATCTTCAGAATTCTTAAGCAAGTCTAACACTATCTCCTTGATAACAGTAGACTTTCCTGAACCAGTACCGCTGGTGAATAGCGTTATCTCACCGAACCTCATACCGTTAGTCTTATCATTGATACCCCTAAGGCAATCAGGATATGGTATACTTTCTCTTGATTGTCTCTCAAGATATTGTTCCCATACTGCTTCGTGACCCATGACAATACCAGCTGGACTATAGGGTTGTGCATCCCATATAGCTTCCATAACTCTCATATAGCCACCTTGATTAAATAACTCGCAAGGATCTTTAGCAGTGCTGTTAGTTACTTTAACTTTATCTATACCAATTATATTAGCAGCTTCCCTAATAGCTTTCTTACCTGCATCGTCGTTATCAAAGAACAGTACTACTTCTTCAAACGATCTAATCCATGTACGATTGAGGAGTAAACTCTTAAGGTTAGTTGACGAAGCCACGCTAATAACTGGGTAAATCTTTTTGTATTTATTAAGTGAGGCTTGTGCGACTGCCATCGCATCGAATTCTCCTTCTGTAATGACAAGGCGTTTGCCTCCATTTCCAAAACTCTGACTACCAAAAGGCTGAACATCTTTAAATTCTCCTACGGTTTTAAATTGTTTAGGCATAGTACGTATCTTATATGCTGTTAATTTATTATCAGCATCATAATACGGATAGCAGTATGCCTCTATCTCTCTTTTATCGTTATACATAACACGAACATCGAAGTGTTCTGCTATAGCTTTAGTGATACCTCTCTCTTGACAACCTCTATGATCACCAAGAGTCTCTTTAAACTTATCCATATCTATTACAACATTAGACATATTAGTCATATTTATTTCCTTTCTATTTCCTACGTCTTGTACATGCACCCCACATACAAAACAGAAGCCGTGGTTGTCATCATATAGAGCGAATCCATCTGAGCTACCACAGTCTTCACAATTAGTTTTACCTATCTCTTTACTTTCCGTATAATCTTTTTTCTTTAGCATAACGGTTTTCCTTTCGTTTACGTCTTGCTCTTGTTGAGCGTGCTTGTCGCTCTCCTCTTTTGTTACCGAACAACTCATCCCAGTCCTTTTCAGGTGTTATACTGTTCGTGTAAGGTGTTTTCTGTTGCATTGTATTCATTGTATTCCTCTATAAATGATTTAGTTAACATCCACTTCTCACTACCAAGCGTCTTATTATAGAAGACTTTCTCTCCGTTATCATCTAGTAGTGTGAGAACCTTGTGCTCTATTTGTAGTTCTATTTCTAAATAGTTTAGAGCAGACTTATCTGGTGCTTCATGTAACATAATAAAGTCATAATCGTCTTTGTTCTCAGCCACTCTTGTAGCTATATCTGAACTGCTTGAAGCATAAGTCTTCCAGTTAGATTGTCTTACTCGTTTACCTTTACTGTAATTCCAGTAAGACTTCTTACCTATGTAACGCTTACCAGTACTCTTTTCAATGATAAGATATACAAAGCCTTCAGCCTCATAAGGGTTGTTACTGAATGTGACTTCCCATTGACCATTAGGTCTTGCATCATCACCAGTAGCCTTGTAAGCTTTCTGATCAAAGGCAACACACACTGTATTGTTACTAGGATTAACCCATACAGTTAAGTCACCTTCCCATTCTTTCTTGAGACCTAGCTTAGTCCTTAAGTTAGACTTACACCTTATCTCACCATGTTCTTCTGTCTTTATTCCAACCCAACCTTTACTGTCTACCTTAGTAACTTCTGTAATGATTACGTCTTCATATCGTTGATGATCTGTTGTATTAGACATCACATTCCCTTTCTATATTGAGAAGAAGTCATCTGCAGTACGCAGAATATGAACACCATTAGCGGTCTCCATTAACTTCTCTTTCCAATTAACTATACCGAACTTAGCTCGATATGCTGCTAGTACTCTAGCCTTACGTCTATTCATTGGTACACCCTTAAGCATCTTCTCAGCAGTCTTTGGACCTACTTTAGGAAGTCCAGGAAGATTATCTGTCGGATCGCCTTTAAGCATCTGTAACCAGTAATGCATGTCAGCACTATCTTCGTCTACCTTGTAGAATTGTTCTCTACGAGGATTATAGTGATCACCTACAATACAGTCAAGATCTTTATCTATATGTACCACACAAAATTCCTCTTTCTTTTCAAGGAGTTCTATTGATTTGATACGTACCATATCATCTGCCTCCATACCATGAGCTGGTATAGCAAGTTCTTTTTCTATGATACGATCCATAAGAGGTCTAAAGAATTGTGCATCTTTAGGTGGCTCTTTCCTATTTGCTTTATACTCTGGACACAACTTATATCTAAAGTTATCCTTACCTCCACAGTATACTATCACTTCATCAGCCCATATCGGACCAACCCAGTTCTTCTCTAATAAATACTTATAGTTATCTAAAGCATTATCTACAGTCTCCATCTGCCATGCGGCTTGATAGATACAACTGTCTGCATCGACTACTGCTATCATTCCTGATTCTCCTCTGCATAGTCTCTTTGATAGTCATTCCACCACATCTTAAGATCACCTTCAACCTCTTCATAGTCAAGATGAACAATCAGTTCCTTCTGATTTCTCATATGGTCTCTGTACTCAGCCCAAGTCTCTGCTATGTACATATACTCTGAAGCTAACTCATAGAATTGATCTTCTAATTGCATAGCTAATCTTTTCATTTGTCCCATGATAGTTCCTTTCTAATGAACATCTGCGTAACAATGACCAATGACACCATCGCCATCCATACATGTTACATTAAAGTCTTTAGGTGCTTCTCTGAATGACTCAATACAAATTTCTTTGACTCGTTCTGCATCACTCTCTTTAGCTACCCATGCCATCTCATCGTGATAGAATATAACTGGATAAGCATCTAGCTTCTCTTCGTTTATCTTATTCATGGCATAACCTACTGCGGCTTTGCAAGTAATTGCTTCAGCTGATTGCAGTAAATAGTTTAGTGATTGATGAGCACTATTGACATATACCCTACGACCATCCAAGGCAGGAACAAAAGCACTGCCATAGCCATTCTTTGTCTTCTGGAAGATGGTATCAAGCTTTGACTTGATTTTACCCAATCCTGGAATAGCTGATTGATACTTTGCTTTACTCTCATTACCAGCTTTATCATCTGGTTTTCCTGTAAGTATCGTACCCAGCTTCTTACCTCCTCCACCGAATAGGTAAGCATAGAGCCATCTCTTAGCATCACCACGAGTACTGCCAAGAATATTAGCGTTATAAGAATGTATATCTCCACTTGTAACCTCCTTTGTAAACTTATCGTCACCTATGTAGTGACACAAGGCTCTCATCTGATTACCTGCTGAATCAGCTCCGACTACTCGATAGCCTTCTTCACATATAAACAGTGATCTCATCTCCTTACCCCATGCGGCTTCCACACTAGGTAAGTTAGTTATTATCTCATGTCTGGCTCTGAATGTAGGTGTTCCGATAACCCACATCTTACCATGAAGTCTCTTATCTTTAAGTGCTTCTATCCAACCTTCTAGTATAGACTTTCTAGATCTAGTTGTATAGTACCTATCAATGTCCTTACCTATATCTCCTAAGAGAGCTAGACTAGTTGTTGTGAGCTTCGGACTTGTCTTATGAAACTCATAACCAACTTTCTTATAGTTCCAATCATCAGGCTTCCAACCAATAGTATAGAGATATTCTTTTATCTCTTCCATATTCTTTAGCGTGACCTGTGTCTTATAACTACGCTGAAACTCTTGTTCAGGATTCCACTCCATCTCATCAGGCTCTTCTCCGTTAAGATATTCGGTGAGTAATCTCCTAGTGACTGCTGTGAATGCACCTTTCTTAGTATACTTAGCTAACTTAGGTGCTTTATCTACCCATATAGTCATCTCAGGTAGATTAGGGTGTATCCTATCTTCGATAGCATTAAGTTCGTCTGCCATCATCTCATGTAACTTATGAGCCATGTCAACATCGAACAACCAACCCTTCATACGTACCTTAGCCTCAAACACTGCGGCATCATGCTCTGCACGAAGACCCTTAGTTATCAATGGCTTAGTAGTAGATTGATCTTGTAGTTCTTTGATGAGGATCTCATACACTCTAGTATTAAGTGATACATCTCTTGTACAGTACTTCATCATACCTTGAGTGTAAGTAGTCCAATCATCGAACTCAAACTTAGCGTAGCCGAGTTGATCTCCCCAGCTACCTAGTCCGTGCTTATGACCTCTATTATAGTTAAGAGTCTGACTCATGATCCATGTATCGTGTAACTTCTTACCGAACAAATCAATACCAGTAATCTTTTGTATCATAGGTATGTCATAGCCTATTATGTTATGTCCTATCAAACATGTAGCGTTCTGAAGCATACTTAAACCATCAGCTACACTACTGTATTTATCATCGTAGTCTGTGAAGTTAAATATCTTCTTTGTATCTACATCTTGTATGACAAGACACCATATTAATGTTGCATCAAGACCATCAGTCTCAATGTCAAATACTAATCTCATTTTAATCCTTTCCGTTATCACACTGCGGACATACAAAACCTTCTTCCATCAGGTCTAGTGCCGAGCTAAGATAACTCTTATTACATTTAGGGCAATTTAATAACTCTCTACTGTTGCCCAAAAAATTTTTCTCCATCTCCTTTAAGGAGGTCTTTATATCCATTGTATATTTTTCCTTAGTAAACAAGGAGTTAATCCAACTAAGCAGCATCTAATCCTTCCCATGCTTTACTGTTAAGCATTTTCTGTACAGCATCTTGTCGTCTGACAATTACTCTGTGTGTGTTAGGAACATTCTCAGGGTGTGATGCCCAGTCTGTTGCAGCGTTATAAGCTGCCCATTTATTATTACCAAGTATATTTCTTTCTTGATTATAATTAGTCATCAGTTTAGTGAGTTGTTTCCAGTTAACCTTATTAGTTAATGTAGGCGTAGTAGGTTTTGCTAATGTCTTTTCAAATACCTTTTGTACTAGCTCATTAGTAGTCTTAGTCTTTCTCCAAGCATCCCATCTTTCTCTATCATTAAAGAACACTTCGAGTGCTTGAGTGATTTGATCTGCTGAAGCCTTCACATTAAAGCCTGACGTATGCCTATTCTTTTCTTGTGTTACTGCTTCAGGTGATGTACAACCATTCAAACAGAATAGTCTTTCTCCATAAGCGTTAACCATTATAGACCACATGCCATCATATGAGTTCATATAGTCTACTTTGAATCTGATTATATCATTTACTTCAGGATCTTTCTGTACTAAGTCATTGAATATAAAAGAACCATGTAGCTTAGCTCCGTTCTCATATACTCTTATGTTATGATCGTAGTCTTTAGATATGTTCGCAAGAGCTACGCCTTCCATTATATTTTCTACAAGGTCTTCATGCTTCACTACATTATACTTACCACTATGAACACCCAATACCTCATGTGTATCTACTCTTACAACTGCTTTATACTTGTCCATATTAACATGGTATCTAAGTTCCCTATCATCCATTGCCATTAAAGGTAATACCTTTACTGGGAATCTATAGTCTTCCTGTATTATAGTTGAACCGTCCATTGTCTTATTCCTTTCTGTTTAATTTACTTCGCCTTCTTCCATGCGATCTATTGCTTCTTGTTCGTTCACTTCATCTTGTATACAATCTAGATAGTGATCTACATTCTTAAAGTAAGGTAGCTGACCATAGTTATCTAGATCTTCTTTACTGCCGTCATTCCAATGTATTATTATATCATAGCCAGTAATCTCTCTCATAGCTTAGTTCCTTTCGTAATACACTTATATTTCATTGCGTAATAGTTAGGCATATACTCAGGCAATTCTGTTGCTATAACATATGCTCTTTTTATACACTCTTTTTCTGTCTGGTATGGACCTTCAAGGTCTTGTAGTGTATGACACAAGCTACCTCCTATTAAGCATACCAATACCATTGTCTCGAACATCTTTTTCTCCTAGTAATAATCTACAATAGCCTCTAGACAGTCGTCTAAGCTATGGTGTATTTCTGTAGCATAGAACTCTAGAAAAGGATGCTTGATATCATCTTTATCTGTCCATACTACTATTATTTTATTCTTTGTATGTGCATGTGCTATCTCAGCCATACTACCCCAGCGTTTTCCAGGCTGGTCATACCGCATATCACATAGTAATACAGTGCTATTCGATATGTCTTGTAGATCCATCTTAACAACCTTGTTTATAGCATTTCTATCTTGAAAACCACTATGAAACGAGAAGCGTCTTGTAGGATCTAGTGTACTTATACCAGCCACTAATAGCTGTCTAGTTGCTTGGATACGCCATCCACTCATATTCTCTTTTGAATAACCTTCCATGCCACCACATAGGTATACATAATCTTTCTTCATTGTTAGTCCTTTCTACCACTCATAGTGGTCATGTCCTTCATCATCACTTATTCTAATGTAAGTAGCATGTTTACCATCTACTTCTTGTTCACATTGTACTTCAATGTCAGGATATTTTTCTGGGTCTGTGAAGTGTACTGTATAACAACCCCACTTACCCCAAACATCTTTTATCTCAGCACCTTCTGGCATCTCAAACTCACCATAGTCTTGTGCATATAAGTCACCAGATAATCTCATTGTTATAGTGTTAGGTGCTTCTAAAGCTTCCGAGTCAAAGTTATCTTTGTTCATATAGCTTTCTCCATTGCTCTGTATTTCAGTCATGATCGAATCCTTCCTGATCCATTATAAATCTTTTTATTTTACTCTCTAGTTTTATTAAGAACCAGCCATACACATGCTCGTGTAGTCTCATTCCATCTTCCATAGTTTGTCTCTGCATTTTCTCTATTGCCAAAGATAACTCATTGATCGTTGGCTGGAGGAGTTGTCTTAAATCCATCTAATATTCCTTTCATCTTATTATGTACGCTAGGTTTGACAGTCATTGAATCGTTATCATGTACAGTCATATTGCCATTTTCTAATTCTGTAAAGCAAGTATCACTGAATGCCATGAAGATCATTAGATAATCAAACTCATCTAGCTCTAAGTCAAAGCCACCTATTGATTTCCAATAGCTGACTATACATTTTTCTATTTGTACTTGAGGGTCAAGCGTTAACTCAACCCTCATTTCCTCATTAGTTTTTACTACTCTAGGCTTAAAAGTTATTACATCTCCCATTAGAAGTCTGCCTGAGAGTCTGCTCCTTCCGCTCCCTCGATAACATCGAAGTCAACTTCAGAGCTAGGTGTATACTCTTTAAGCTCTTTTATTCTTACTGCTGATAACATAGAAGACACTCCTTTTCTTCCAGCGACATCATAAGGGTATTGAAAGAGTTTTATATCTCCCATACTACCATTACCAATACCAACAGAAGACATAGGTTGATTATCCCTACCAAGCACAACAGGTGCTGCGTTGGTTTCTCCTTTTCTATTAAGCTCTTTCCTTTTGAGATTAGCCTTCCAGAAACCTTCATCATCTTTCTTAGCATTAATAAAATACTCCTTTGCCCATGTCTTAGCTACATCTTCTTGATCAGTTCTTATCTGAACCTCCCAAACCTTTTCACCAGTCTTGAATGGATCTACAGGTGCATCTAACTTTGCCCAATGTAATTCAACGTCTTTTACTATTACAGTTCTTTTTTCTTGTATCATTTAGTTCTCCTCATTGTGTTTGATTAAGTAATTTAAGTACCATTGAGCCTTCTTAAGCTCTTGCGTCTTATCGTCTTTCTTTCCGTATCGCATCAGGTACTTGTATACCTGACCCATTAAGTGTGCCTCGACACCATTGAAATCTTTTAACATGAACACCATCATGTCCATGTACTCATAGTTAGGTAAGATCTCCTTGTAGTGTGGAGGACTTATCTTATCTGCTACTCTAGTAACAGTAGCATATTCACTTTGCGGTTTCTTTTTCATGTAGTTCCTTTCATTAGTTCTTGAGCCACTTCCCAGCTACTGTGGTCACAAGCAAAGCTACCTAGTTCCTCAAAGGTTTCTTTGCTTATCTGCTTATGGAATCCATATTTAACCCAGACTTCTCCGCCATTAAACGAATACCAGTTCTCATCTTCCTCTTCAGCAACATCCTCTTCCTCATGGTCATACCAGTACTTAGCTAACTCATCACAGTATTTCTCTGCTTGTTGATACGATATCTCTTCAGGTGTATTGAAGAAGTCTTTCTCAGGCTCTCTTAGAGCGAACCTAACAACAGTATCAAAACTATACTCACCAGACCTCTCGCATATGTTTGCTATGTAATATCTAATCATGCTTAAACATTCCTTTCTCTAGTATCTCATTTAGCTCATTGAGTAACCAATGTGGATCTGTCCTATCAGGTTTCTCTTCAGCACATGTCGTCTGCTTCGATGTATCTTCTGTTTTGTCTTCCATCTTGTAGTCCTTTCATGTCTTTAGCTATGACTATTTGTAAGTCAGTGAGATCACCTATAAGAGAGACATAGACTTCTACATCTCTCCTATGAGTTAGGTGATCTAACACAACTTGAATAGCCTCATCAACACCTTGGTGTTCATAAAATCTTTTCTCATTGTCCATTATGCACATAACCTCTTGATTCTGTTTCTGTGTTCTTCGTAGTGCTTGTTATGAGGTCTATACTCGATAAGATTATTAGTCATGTTATCACTATCGATAACAAGTAAAGAGACTTTCTTCTTTCTCTGATTGTATGCCCATATAGCTGAAGCTGTTTTGTATGTGTTTGTTGTTAATATTTTCCTCATGTTAGTCTTCCTTTCTTCTGATAATAAATTGTTTTTAGTTTTCTTTGGTAACGGTAATACTGCTTTAAAGTAATCTTCTAGCATATTAGTCCCTTTCAGTTTGTGGTTGTAATTGTTTCATTGTCTCTTCGACTGCATCGTAGTCTCTATCGCCTTCTTGTTCTACTTCGTAGATCTCTATTCGTGGATGTATGTCTTGTATGACTACACCATTCTCAAACTCGGTAGGAAAGCTTGGTGTATCTACTAGACTCTCTACATGGTCTTGATCTGCTTTGTCATCTCCATGTGAAGCTATAGTAAACTCGAGGACTCTGGTGTAACTCACCATCCACTCTTGTTCGACCTTATAGGTACGCCTTCGACTATTCTCTACTGATTCTAGTCCATTAGAGTCTGGTCTGGGCGGTAATATACCTTCATTACGTAGCTCTA